CGTGTCCATCATCATCTTGAAGTCAGCGCCTTGGTTCCATGCGTACCAAATGCCAGCAATATCAACAATCACCAGAAGCGCGAAAAGGCCAAAAGTAATTGTTGGGCGTACCATCGCACGGAGGTTAGTAACCCACTGAGACGCGCCCTTACCGATTTCAATATCGTGTGCATACAATGCCTGCCTTTCTTGGTAGAAGCCTTCGGTTTGAACTTGTTCTAGTTTGATTTCCTCGACCTTTTGCTGCGCAACAAACCCGCGCTCGGCCATTTGAAGTTCACGCTCTGTTTGCAAATGTGCAAGTTCAAGTTCGTGCTTCTTGTCTGAACGGTCTTGAAAGAAGTCAAGAACCTTGGGGAGGCCAGACGAAAAAAACCCTAGCAGGGTGGATAGCAAAGTTAACATCAGTGGCGCTCCCTAATTCGTTCTTCAAGCAAACGGACGCGCACATCAAGTTCTTGAATGCGCGTTACCAAATCTTCTTTTAACTGCGCCCTTGCCGCAGCCGATAGAGGCGAATCGGTGGGAACGCCTTGCTGAGTGATTAACGCGGGCATTTTTGATTTGATGTCGATAAGGTCATTTTGCATAGATGTGACGCTATTAATCATCCAGCCAACCGCAGCGACTAGAACAGGAAACACCATTGGAATTATCTTTGACCAATCCATCAGTCCTTCCCCTTCCTTTCATTAAACAACTCAAACAACACGCGAACCTTTTCTTTTAACTGCTCAATATCCGAGTGACTTTTGGCAAGCCAAAACACCAACGCCGTGAAACCCACGGCTATTGGCCACAACGTATTAATTACCTCCAGAAAATCACTCATCGCGTCAAAACAACGCTAATGTCAGAAGGGCCAAGAGTAGATTCTCCTTGGTTTGTATAGTTTGTTGTTACTCGTAAAAATTTGGTTGATTTCCAAGAACTTTGCGCAATATTTCTAGGAGCCGAAAGCCATGCATTTTGGTTAACGTTATCGTACCCAACAGAACCAAACCAAGCGTAATTTGTATCCGGCATATCAACTGTGAAGTTGATTGCGAAGTTATTGCCTAATGTCGAAGACGTTGCAAAAACAGATGAAATATTTCCGCCTGTATATGTATTTCGCCTATAAATTTCAGCAGTACCAGATGTGTTTAATGAAGTTGAACCGGTAAGCACAAAGGTGTTTGCATTAGTTACTGATGTAACCGTATACCAGCCATCCACTCCCGTACCAGAAGTAAAGTTTAAATACACAGCCTGTCCGGCACTAAGGCCGTGACTGCTATAAGTAATTGTAATAACCGTACCGGCTATGCCGGGGGTGCCATTATTTTGTGCGTATGTAACCGATATTGTGGTATTTGCAGCACCATCAAAATTTACCCACGTTCTGTTAAAGAACGTAGGAAGAAGCGTGGAGCCAGCCGGAAGAACCGAAGTAAAATCACCGTTTGAATTTACGGTTAGTTTTACAGAACCGCTCACACTCAAAGAATTTGGAGAACCCCAAGCAGGTGGACGGCCAGTGCCTTGGCTGATGAGGGTTTGTCCAGTAGTTCCCGCCGAATTATTTGCGTCATATACCTGACTATTTAGTGTTGCGATGTTCGCTTTGTAAATAGTTGCAGCGGACCCAGAGCCAGTGGTGCCAGTAAAGGTGATGGTAAAGGTGTTTGTTGCTGCATTAGCAACCGTATACTGAGAAGTATCTGGAATGGTTCCAGTGCCAGCGCCAAAGTTAATGGTTACTAAATCACCATTTTGGAAACCGTGATTGTTATAAGTAACCTGAACAGTATTGGTAGCGCTAAAGGTCCAAGACGCCGGGGTGTAAACAATTTCAGCCGCGCCGAGGGTTGTGTTGTTTCCAAAGGTGGCTGCGCCAGTAACAGCGAGCGTTCCAGTAACTGTGGCGTTGCCAGTGACGGTAATTGAACTTGCTGTATTGCCCCAAGCCGGAGGCTGGTCGGTGCCTTGGCTAGTCAGGAATTGTCCAGACGTACCCGCATTACCATCCGTATAGAAGTCACTGTTCATAGTGACCCGCTTGGTTTGATACACCGCCACAGAACCGGCACCGGAGCCAGAGGCGATGGTGACAGTGAACGTATTAGACAACGGAGTGGCGTTGATTTGATAGCGCCCATTAGGAGGCGCTACATTAGGCGATGTAGCAGTAAATGACAGAGTGACAAACTGTCCCGCCGTGAAGCCATGTGCAGATGTGGTGTCGATGGTTGCCGTGGTTGCAGCAACGGACCAACTTGCCGAAGGAAACTCAACCGGGGCGTTACCAATGGTGTTGCTACCACTAAAGGTGCCATTGCCACCAACAGTCAGAGCGCCTGTTACATCAAGGCTACCGACACCAAGACTACCAATGTAGTCATGCACCAGAATCACATCTGTGCCGTTGGCGTACAACAGCATGGTTTTACCGTTGGGCACTACGGTGCCGGTACTAGCGCCAATCTTTACAGTGATGTTATATCCGCCGGTAGTACCATTCTTGACGATGTACATCTTTTGAATGGCTGGGACCGTCAGCGTTGCTGCTGCCCCCGGAGTGCCTGTGCAGTTGATGTACAGCGAACGGAAGTTTTGGTTGCCGGTGATATTTGAGTAAGCAAGGGTTTCACTAGCGGAAGAAAAAGATACAGATGAGTACCCGCCAATCGCTTGTTCAATACCTTGATAGGTCGATATGGTCGAACCCATGTTGGTATTGACGATGGTCCCCCAAGTACCGGCTTCTGTACCAGTATCCGGAAGTTGAAGTTTGTAATTGGAGAACGAGTAACTCATTTGAAAATCCTTTGTCGGTCAGGACTATTTTATTGCTGTTTCGTAATATTGACTATTCTGCTATTAGCCTCTAAGGCAATAAACTCATGCGGCTGATTTGCCGGAAAATCAATTACTGCGCCGGATTTTAAAACCCTCTCCCAACCATTGCCATGTGCTTTTACTGAACCTCTGGCAACCACGGTAAGGTGTGCGTTCAGTTCTGTGTGGTTGTTCATAGGAAGCGTGTCACCCACGACTTCAAAGTCATAGATTGTTCCGGACAAACTACCGGCAGATAAAGGCTTACTCAGCAATGACACTTGGACCCTCCGGATTGGCAGGGTCTACAGGGGCGGGGGGCGGCGGGGGCGGGGGCGGTTTGGGCGAATTGAATTTTTGACCATCCCATGAATCACCAATTGAGCCGGTACCAACCATATCCACCGGAGTCCACTCGTTTAAATCTGCGTTCCACTCCCATTCAACGGATGGTGTGACTTCTGCATCCAATGCAATAAACCCTGAAGGCGGTTGCCACGTTTCTGTATTGCCATCCCACACAACAGCGTTTTCAACAATGTTGTTTGCGGTATTAACAAAAAGGTATGTTTTTTCCACGCTATTACCTATTAGTAGACGTAAACAATTACGCGACCAGCAGCGCCAGCGCCTGAGTTACCAGAGGTAGAGCCACCACCACCTCCACCGGGTTGAGTGCCAGCCGTTCCAGTTGCACCGCCAGCGCCGCCATTTCCGCCATAAGTAGAGGTGCCAGCACCGCCGCCAGTAAGGCCAAAACCGCCGCCGCCGCCACCGCCATAAGTGCTACTACCGCCCGCACTCGCATCGCCACCGGATGCACCGCCGCTACCCCCACCGCCGCCGTAGAAAGCGGCGATTGGGGCATTACTGCCACTGTCATTACCTTCTGTCCCACTAGACCCCGCGCCATTTAAAACAGTTTGCCCAAAAAATGCGATTGCGGAACCGGAAGGAAAAGCGGTGGTGCTATTGCCAGAGGTGATACTGCTTCCCGGAATAATGTTTGCGTTTGTAGGAAACCAAAGTGTTTTAGATGCTGAAGTAAGTTCTGACCCGCCAGCAGCGCCAGTAATAGTGGTCGCCGAACTTCCCGCAGAACCACCGCCACCACCGCCGCCGCCACCACCATCATCTCCAATGCCGCCACCGCCACCACCATATGCGTATACGAGTGTACCAAAATCAGAATTACCCCCCACAGCTCCCGCGAGATTAGTGCTTCTTGATACGCCACCTGCGCCAACAGTTACAGTCACCGTTGAACCAAGAGCGCTTAGTAGAAAAACGGTTTCTGTAAATGCACCCCCTCCACCCCCTCCACCAACACTACCGGCTGTTGAAATTTTGCCACCGCTACCACCCGCACCCCAACACCGAACAAGCGCGTAAGTGCCTGAACCCGGCTTTGTCCATGTGCCGCTGGAGTTAAAGGTTTGAGTATTAAGGGGAGTAGAAGATGTTGTTCCGACTATTGGCGGGGCAACAATTTGCGATGTGGTTGCAATGGTTCCAGTAACTGCTGGGAGGGTAAGTGTATTACTACCCGCTACTGCGGGAGCGGTGACGGTGATGTCGCCAGAAGTGGAACCCTGAAGTTTAATCGGCATGACTATTCCTTAAGCGGCATACGAACCGGTATTCGATGCAGGCAGTCTGGTTACTTTGTAATAACTATTCCGCAACGGGGTCACTGTGCCTGCGGAAGAGGTGAAATCGATTCTTAAGTTGCTTGCAGAAGCATTAGCATCCAACACAGCGCGAATAATGAACGCATGGTTCACGGCAGTTGTGAGAGAGGCGGAAGCACCAAAGGCGTTGGCAGTGGCAGCAGATGCAAACAAAGAAATTTGGTTTGATGCGCCAGTTGCCGTACCGCCAGCGGCGGCACCGTATTGAACAATACCGTTTAAATTAACAACCGCAGCAGAAGTGGTCAGCGTTACGGTAACCGTACCGGCAGTCGTCTTGGTGAAGTAGCAGTAGGCTTCAATTTCATAAGCGCCACCAGCAGCAAGGTTGATTGCGCTGTTAGCACCGAAGAAGTTGGCAATGGCAGCGCCGATAGCCGAACCGTTTGCTGCCAGACGGAAGATTTGAGCGGACGGAACATAACCACGCCCACTGGTGGTGTCTGTGGTTTCATAGAACCTGACACCGTCGTATTCAATTGCACCGGCGCTGACTGAGGTAAGGTTTGTTCCAGAAGTTAATTCAATGGGTGCTACCGTCGCCGTTCCGGCCTTTAACTCCAATAACCCGGTCCCGGTGGGTGTTAGGCCGATACCAACCAACCCAGAAGAATTAACTCTTAGCGCTTCAGCACCTGCTGTAGACACTGCAATCGTATCTGCTGCCGGAAACCAAATGCCGGTGTTTGTATCGCCAGACGGAATAATTGTTGGAAGGCTTGCAGAGCCAGCCTGTACCGCTACGGTATCGCCAGAGGCGTTACCTAATGTGGAATTTCCATCAACCGTAAGGTTTACCGTACTGCTCAACCCCGGTGTTGAAGTGCCATTGGTTCCATCAATAGTTACAGGCATGATTGCTCCTTAAATAACAGTCCAGACGCTGCCAGACGGCACCGTGACGATTGCTCCGGCATTTACAGTAATCGGTCCAAACGTACCGGCATTTTGCCCTACGGGGATTGAGTAACTGGTCGTGACCGTCTGGTCGTTTAGCCAGAATATTTTATCTGTTCCGCCGCCGGTGGCCCCCCCGCTGGCAGTTGGCGTACTCCAAGACAAAACACCCGTACCATCAGTCGTAAGAACTTGGTTAGATGTGCCATCATCCGTCGGCATCGTAAGCGTATAACTAGCAGCCAGAGTGGACGGCGCTTGGATGGCTACATACTCACCGCCAGTTGTGTCCTCAAGGCGCAAATCGCCCTGTGCAGTGATGTTTAACTGCGTTGCTGTAGCGGCACCGAGGGAAGGGGTTGTAAACGACGGAGAGGTTGCCAGAGCAACAACAGTGCCACTACCAGTAGTGCTATATGAAGTACCCCATGCAGAACCCGTTGAGTTAGGGATGCCAGCACCGGGGTAAGTCATCGTGCTGGTGTTTGTTACTGTAAAACTTGGGTAGGTGCCGGTTACTGAAATACCGGTGCCAGATGCAATTGAAACGACTTGGTCGGGCGCAGAGTTGGTAACCGTAATGGAACCAGCGCCATTCGTAATGGTGATGCCGGTGCCTTGAGTAAGGGTTGCCTTAGCCAGAGTGTTACCAGTGCTATTGCCAATCAGCAACTGACCATCAGTGTAGGTAGTCTGCCCCGTACCACCATAAGCAACCGCAACGCTTGCGGCAGAGGCAGATACGATAGAAGAACCGGATACATACACTGACTGTTCCGCCGGATAGGTACAGAACACATCCTTGGCGTTTGCTGCAAAGTTAACCAGACTCCCGCTGTTGGAAGATTCAAGAACGGTGTTTCTGCTTAGGGTGGTGCCAGAACTTGTATATGTGCCAAGGCCAACCTCCCATGCACCAGTCGTTGAGTCAACAATTGCGTAGTAGGTATCGTTGCCATTACCAATAACGGAGAACGATTGGAAGCCAGACACCGCACCGGCAAGAGTTACGGTTCCAGTGCCTGCTGTCGAGGTTGTTTCTCTAACACGGTCTTTAACAACAAGCGCCATGATTAATCCTTAAGTTTAAGTCTTGACTTCTTGCCAATTGGTGGTCTGAGTATTGTCAATATTCTGCCACGTGGTAGGTCTTACAACAATTGTAATTGACGTTGAAAAACCGCTAAATGGTCCACCGGCAAATGCACCGCCAGCAAAACCAGAGTTCCCCCCAGCACTAATAGATTCTGGCGTAGATTGAACATCGTTCCAATTTGTTTGTTGACTTGCATTTAACGTCTGCCAAGAGGTTGTTGAGCCTGTCTGTATGTTATTCCACTGCCCTGCTTGGAAGTCGTTAATTACTTGCCAAAGCGGCGCACCAATTATTGAATCAAGCGCTGATGAATATTCAAAAACAGAAACATTATAAGTAGACCCAAATGGGAATGTAATTTCACTGCCAAAAGCATCCTCATTAATGGAGGAATTAAATATTACATTTGCGTATTGGTAGTCTTGTGCTTCTGCATTTTCATCAATAAACAGACTAATTGTTGCTGTAGTGCTTATTAAATCTATGATGCTAGATGTTTCTTCGACGCTGCCAGAGAATGCATAAGAAGAACTTGTTTCATCAACCCCACTTGCAGATTCTTGGTTTGTTGCAAAAAATGCTGCATAAGCAATTAATTCGTCAATTGCACTAGAAGATTCAAGTACAGCGACAGCATAAATTGGCAATGAAGAAACAGAATCAACAGCAGATGCCGTTTCAACAATTGGACAAACTAAAATAACAGTGCTGTTATTTGAATCAACACCAGACGCTGACTCAAATGCAGACGCATTAATATTAAATATTGAACTAATTGAATCTACAGCAGATGCTGTTTCATTTACACTTGGGTTTAAAGTTGCTATGGTAGAAATAATTTCTACGCAACTTCCAGATTCATCTACTCTGCAAGCGTAAATTGGAAGCGATGATATTGAATCAATTCCACTTGCTGCTTCTTGAACAGCAACTGCAAAATTAACAAACCCAGATATTGAATCAACAATAGATGCGTTTTCTGCAACAGCGTTTAAAAAATTAATTTTTGACGAGGCAGAGTCAACTCCACTTGCTGTTTCTGATGCCGTGGATTTAATTGAAAAAATAGATGATGCAGAATCAACACCAGATGCTGTTTCGTTTGCCGACGAATTAAATATCCCTATGGCTGATGTGCTGTCAACTGCCGAGCCTGTTTCGTTTAACAAACAAGCGTATATAGGCAGCGATGATATTAAATCAACGCCACTGGCTGACTCATTGATTGTTGCAAGATAAAGCGCCCCGCCAGTCAAACTGGAATACGGAGCGCTCGCAAATGGGGCTTGAGCAAACACGACAGCCCCTAAAAATTACTGAGCAGTCAATTGGTCTTCTGCAAACCAGCGTTGTTGTTGCTCGCCATCAAGGTCGGTCCACGAAATCATGTAGAAGAAGTTGCCATCTTCATCCATGCGAAGCGCCTCAACCGGCCCAGAGGGTACGACTGCCTTGGCCGCAACAACATCGCCCTTCTTAAACTTGGTAGCCATTTGTGACTCCTTAAGTAGCGGTCAGGCTGAACTGATAGGTGACGTTCAACGTGTCACCGTTAACCACTGCGCGGTCACCCGGCGATTGAAAGTCAGAAGCCGAGAACAACGTACCGGTAGAACCGCCCTTGGTGCTGTTGGACACAAGGAATGCACCACCAACAGTAGTTGTACCATCGATGTTAAACACGGCAACAGAGGCGCTATTGCTAATCACCGAAGGGTTTGCAGTGGTGGCAGTGCCAAACACCGCTTGCGGGCGCGTAGCGTTGCTGTAGGAAGTGTTCTCGGTCCAACCCGCATGGGAGGACATCGTGTTGCTAGCAGCGGGGGTGTTGGAAGCGCCAGCACCGTACAAACCAATATACCAAGCAGCGGTGTACGAAGAGCCACTAAAATACTTGGTGTTCATGTCTTGCAGGCCAACGTTGACAACAAGATTTTCATTGTCTTCACGCCACTTCAAATTGCCGTCTTTGTCAAAGCACTCAACAATAAAACGACCCTTGGCCGACATGGCTTCGCCAGCAGCCTTTTGATTTTGAATACCGGCATCGATTAAATCAACGCTGGCAGCATTATTGGTAAGCATTTTTAACTCCTTAACCGATACGGACAATTGCCGAATTGCTGGTGGCAGGCGGAAACTCTACCGTGAAAGTAGTAGTTGAAGTTCTGTCCGCACCAAAATCAAGAACAAATAAAGCGGTATTTAAACCGCCAACCTTATACACCAAAGCGCCGCGTGCAGTAATAGCGGCAGTCCATACTGCATTATTAAAAGAAATGAATGCAATATTATCTGCAACGGATACTGACGGGTTGGTTAATACCAAACCGCCTGCGGTATATCCCGACGCTACAACCTGATTATCTGACGTATACACCGCCGTACTTTCGTTTAAGGTTGCATCTGCTGTATAGAGTGCAATCTTATAAACATCAGCCGTGGTTGACGAAAAATCAAAAGAACCGGAAAACATTCCGGTCTTGAATGTGTCGCAGATATAGTTTCCAGTGAATGCCATTTGTTACCTCACCGGAATACGAACTTGACCAGAGCGATAGGCATCTTGACGTTCCATGCCATCGCCAAGGCGCTTCGCAAGACCCAGCGCTTCTTGGTAGCGACTGAGGTACAGATTGATAACATCCTGCTCGCCCTTCATATAGGTATACGCCTCCACCAGAGAGCCGTAGAGCAACGCAGAATCAAAGTTGTCACCTAACCATGAAGTGCCAGTTGCAGCAGTCGTAATCGACTCTGGATAGTAGTAGTAGTGCAACTCAACCGTATACGCGCCATCAGGTGTCGGACCAAGAATAAACGATAGTTCGTTTGTAATTAATGGAGGACTGTCACCGGTAGTTGCGGAGCCAAATAACGCATAGTATTCGGGGAACCCAATATCTAATGGATTGGGGTATGCCGAGCGAATAAAATTTACGTCCTTGTTCAGCAAATACTGGTAGTTGTTGTCATCATCAACAACAGCCATTGAATAAACAGCAAGAAAATCGCTTGGCGCAGACAAATATTTATTACTTGCAGTTATGGTTCCAGTTACGTTTTTACGTAACGAAGGAAACTGAACCGTGTTGTAAATGCGCTGCTCGGCCTGCCGAATGAACGTATTAATATCAGTCGTTGCAAACTGATTTTCAGTGTAGTTCTGAATCTCGGTGACCAACTGCGAGTAATTCATTTGCTGACCTTATTGGCTGTTCTTGCTGTGGTTTGCGCCCTTGGTGCAAGCGCCGCAACCGCGAGTCTTAACGGTTTGCGTATTTGCAACATTCGTCGGGTAGCCAGTATTTTCAACGCCGCCCATATTATGGACGTATTCCTTCGGTTGCACATACTTGCCAACCGGGTCCGGCGTAGTAGCCGGGAAGTAACTCCACTTATCGGTGTCCATTTTTAGATACCCGTCTTGCGAACCGAACGAACGGAATCGCGTTGGTTAAGAACCTTGGCCATACCGCGACCTACCTTTTTCATTTCAAGGCTGGTCTTGCCACCCTTGCGGAAGCCCTTGGCGTGCATACGCTTTTCGTGCGCTTGCACTTCTTCCTTGGCAACCTTACGCATCTTTTCCATTTGAAACTCCTAAGTTGTTGATACCGTTACACTTCCAACTGACATTTGCATCGCCAAGTTGTTTGGTGTAAGGCCAGCATCATTTGCCCTAGACCCACCAACCGGTGCCCAACCCCACTGGATAATTCGACTGCCCCCAGAGGGGAATCCAAGAACATCAGTTCCGGAAGTTCTGTAACTGACATCAGGTCTTGGTTGACGAACCGCCTGCGGGTCGTTAACCGGATACATACCTAATTGTAATTGCGGTTGGTCAGGTTCCCAACACTCCGGGCAAACTTTAATGTTTACTTTTTTTGTTTTAATCGTCAGCGTTTTTAATTGCTTCAGTTTAAAACGAAAACCACACCTATCGCATTCAGCAATTGAATGTTTGCCGGACGAAAACCGATTAGGCATTTAATCACCTATAAAACAAATTGCGCGGCACAAAACGTACCGGCGCTTTTTCACGGTCTTCTTCTGACGCTAACTTCCATTGCTCCTCGTACTCTTGTTTAAGCATGGGGATGCGCTCTGCTGCTTCCGGAATCTTCATCGAAAGGTAGTACGCAAGCCCTGCCACCATGCACGGCAGAAAGCGAAACGGAATGTCTTGTGTAGCGGTGCCACCATTACCGGCATCTTGAATGCGGCGCATACGCCAGTACACAAACGTGTACGTCTGCGAACTGTCAGGGGCCGGCCATACGTTGATATTGGGCGCATCAATACCGGTGGTGGTATTGGTTGAGGCAGGCTGATTGCCGTTGATAGGATACTTAGCGCCAGACTGACGGTTAATCCATACCTGAATAGGGCGACCAGTGGCGTTCTTATTAGGGATGGTTAGATACGTATCAACACTAATACGGTTGATATTAATGTCAATCTGATTGGTGCCCGTTCCCGTGCGGATAACATGGTCAACCAAATCAATCGTATCTACGGGTAATGCATAAGTGATTGTACCCGGACTAAGGGTAATTTGACCCTGCTCAATGGTCCATAAGTTAACGCCACGATTCGCCCACTCAATCGTCAGCAGATTGAGGCTTCTACGCGCAGTGCGCAATTCGTAACCAGTGCGCAGTTCTGAGCCGCAACGCTCAAACGCTTCCTCAACTAGATTGTTTAAATCAAGGTTAAATGCACTGGTTCCGCTAGTTGTCATTTCATCTTCCTATGCGGCGCAACTTTTTTTGCAATGTTCTTTGGCTGCGCTACGAATTGTTTGCCTGCTCTTTTTCCCGCTCTCTTCGCTCTAGTCGTAGCAGCATATTCCGCCGAAGATAACGACTTAATCGCCGCTTCTGGTAGGTAGCGTTCTCCAGTAGCCTTTGGTCCTTGCGTGGACGGTTTACCACTCTTAGTCCCCCACTTCTGGTCAGTCCAAGCCTTTAAGGAGCGTTGAGGGGCTTTCAATCTTTGTAACCCCCGCCACGCTTCTTGTATTGCATGGCAAGCATCTGTGCCTTACGTGCCGACCATTGACCGGGAGCGCCACCTTTGCCGCCTGACTTGATGCTGTTAAACAGCGACTTGCGCATACCCGGCTTCGTATAGTTGCCTGCCTCGTTTACACGTGACTCCCCGCCCTTGGAGAACAACTCCACGGGTTCATTGCCGTCGCGCTTCTTGGTGCGCTTTGGCAACTTATTGGGGTTTACGGCACCCATGCCACGGCAAGCAATCACACCATTCTCCCGCGAGTCTTGCCCTTGGTGGCACAGCCGTCGGCACGCTTGGAGGCGCTGCTTACGCTGCCACCGCTTGCATACTTCTTGACAGGCTTCTTCTTGACGCTACCGCCCTTCTTGAAGCGGCCATAGAAACCAGCCTCTTTGTTCTTGCGCTCCATTTCCTGATAAACATCTTCAGGAATTTCTTCGCCAAATAAACCTTCGCGCATACGCGGTGCTTCAGCCTCAAAACCACCGCGACCAATTTTAGAAGTGTCAATGTTTTCGCTACTACCCATCACCGGAGCGGCACGACTAGAATTCATTGGACCCATAGTTGCAGGACCAAACTCCGAGGGATTTAAAATTCCAGAGTCATCTTCAACAGTTTTGCGCGGCGGCGTCAAAGGACCATAGGTGTCATTAGGAATATTTTTATTAATTCCGCTATCGCGTTTTTTTGTTACCTTGGCCGCAGGCTTTCCTTCAAAACCACCCTTGCCAATACGGCTTTTGTCAATGTTTGCATCCGACCCCATGCGCGACTGTTCGCGCTTCTTTTCTTGCGGCTTCTTTTCATCATAGCCACCGGTCAACGCATCAAGAGCAGCCATTGCGCTCCAGCCCGGACCACCATAACGCTTTGCCTTGCTGGCAAGTTCCTTGGCACCGCGCAGTGCAAGCGGAAGACCTCTAACAATTAACGGAGCGACCATGATTAACACACCTTTCCGCGAGTTTTGCCCTTCATTTCAACGCCGCCGCCACGGGCCATTTTTACCATCTTGCCCTTGGTTTTGCCCTTGGTGACGCAACCATCAACATCGCCACCCTTGTAGTAAGCCTTGCACATACCGCCCTTCTTCATGCCCAAGTCACCCATCTGCTTGGAAGACGGCATCTTCTTGGCAACGCCACCGGATTCCATACCGGCTTCCTTCATTTCATGCTTAATCATTGACTTCGGAGCGCCCTTCTTTTTCATAAAGGCAAGTTCCTTGCCAACCATCTTCTTCGACTCTTTCATTTCACCACCTCTTTCAAACTTGCGGCCCTTGTCGGCCTGTAAGAAATCTTCCCCAACTGTTTGAGGAATCCCGACCTTTTTGGCGAACTTCGGGTTTTTGGCCACCGCCGCCATGAGGTTGTGCTGACTTTTACTCTTGCTTGGCATTTTTCTTTAACCAATTCTGAATGGTTTTGGTTTCGTAAATACGAATGCAAGTCCAAACGATTGTGAACAAAGCGGCAATCGCAGGCAGAACCTCCATTAAGGTTCCAACAACAGTTACCACTGACGCTGCATCAACCGCATTCTTAATGGCTTCCTGATGGTCAGTCATTTTTAACACTTCCACGCCCGCAGGCTTTTATTAATGCGGCTGTTCGGGTCATTGGCAGTTTTTGTGGAAGTCAACTTCTTCTTCATACCTTTCATGCGGGCGCAGAAAGAATCTCTGCGGGAACCGCCTTCAGGTTGAGGTGCCTTTAAACCGGGCTTGCCCGGATTAGCAGCGTTATAAGAAGCGCGACCTTTGGCATTTAAACCCCCCTTGGGGTTCTTGCCTTCCTTGCGCTGCCATGCCGGGGTCTTAGCCATAATAAATGGTGACTCCAGTGATATTGGTCACATCGACATAAACACCGGTTTCAAATAAAACACCTTCACCGGGAATCATCATATAAAAATTATTTCCAGTGCCAACAGGAGTATCAATGTCAATAAGAAGCGTGCCGCTAGTGTCGGTGCCGTTATAAAACTTAACGGAACCTGCGCTTGCGCCAGAAACGCCATAGATTGCTTTGACGCGAACGCGATAATTGACCGCTTGACCATCAGCACTTAAACGTACTGACTTAACGTCATATTGCATAGAGGCCATTTGAGCCTCCTATTAGGCAGCAGTAGTGACGTTGGTCCAAGTCGTCGAACCGGTCGTATTTACATACAGGCGGGTGCTAGTCGAAGAACCATCGGTACGGATGTACAGCGAGCCTTGAGCAGCCGACACAGTCGGTGCGCCCGAGCCAACATAAATGCCAAGACCGGCAGTAGTAGTTGCAAGGAAAGCGGCAGCACCGCCAGCAACAACTGCCACATCGCTATCGGCAGTGATATTGCCAGTAGCACTAACAGTGGTAGCACTAACAGTGGTAGCAGTTACATTGCCAGTGATATTCCCGATAAAGCCATCATCAGAGGCTACCGGGCCAGAAAAAGTTGTACGAGCCATTTTAAAATCCTTTCGTGTTGTAGCACATCACCTTATCGTCTCTACAAAGTCTGCTAGGTCAGTCGATAAGGTTAATACCCTAGTAGGGTTTAAATTACACCAAACAGACAAAATAAAAAAGGGGTGGCGATTAAGCCACCCCTCTTTATTTACATCATCAAGCGCCTTGCGAACCGAACATACCGAGCGGGTCCGACCAGCCGAACGAATAACGCTCGCGGGCCTTATAACGCACGTTGCCGGTGTCGAAGTCACCGTCCATCGAGGTAGCCAGCGGCGTACGCTCGAAGTGCTTCATGCCGTTCGGAACGTCGGTCACAATGAACCATGCGTCCGGGTCGGTCAGGAAGTGGTTGACGGTGTAGCCTTCCGGAATCGAGCCGTTGTTCTTGATGGCGTTGATGTCGTTGTCAGCCGTACCGACGCGGAGTTCAGTCTCCAGCAGGCGGGTAGCAACGAACATATTCGCAGTCGGAACAACCAACTTGCGCGGTTTCGCAGCAATCAGCAGGCCGCGTTCATCGGTCCACTGAGCGATTTGAATAACAGCGCTTTCCAGCGAGGTTTCGTTCAGGTCGGCTTGGGTAGCCGGGGTGTTGCTGTTTACACCGCCCGAAACCAACGGGTGGCTGGTGTTGAACAGCGAAACGCCATCACCGCCCGGATAGGACGACGAGAAGCCGGTGTTGATAACCGCAGCAGCCTTGACTTGCTTGGTGTACGACATTGCACGGGCCAGAGCCTTGGTGTAACGCGCCGACAGCGAGTCATACAGGTTATCTTCAACTGCTTCTTCGGTGATGGAGAAGCCAAGGGCAATGGTCTGGTGGTTATAACGGGTGGACCATGCTTCTTGCGCATTGTCATACGCAATGGCTTGGCCTTCGTTCTTAACCGGAGCAGCCGAGAAACCCGACAACTTGACTTCTTCTTCGAACGAACGTTCCGAAGTTTCAGTTTCGTAGATTTCCTTATGCTCTTCGCCGTAGCGCTTGTACTCCATGCCAAACAGGGCGTTCAGACCCGGCAGGAGTTCCTTCAGTAACTGGGCACGAGAAATAGCCATGATTCGCTCCTATTAGGTCGCAACAGCAGCGCCCGTACCGTTGTAGTACGAATGCCAACCGAAGTTAAACTTAACCAGCACTTCCGGCGAACCTTCAAACGTCAGGGTGGTAGCCGACGCAAGGTTGGCTGCAACCGAAAGAGTGAGGTTAGTGCTAGAGATTGCCGAAACATAAGTGCCAGCAGTGATACCAGTGCCAGTTACGCTCATGTAGGGCGTAATTGCCGAGTTTGCAGCAGCAAGAGTTACGGTAGTGCTAGAACCGCTAGTGGTGCCAGAAGCGGTAGTAGTAACGTCCGATTCCGGAACGATTCCAACAATCCGCATAATCTTGGCAGAAGCAGCCGGAGCAGCGCCGCCAACAGCAACAGCCGAATTGCCCGTCGAGGTCGAACCGGTGTTTTGCAGCAAACCAGCATTCTTGCCAACAGCCCATTGACCAACGTTAACAATCGTGGTGCCAGAACTACAGACAACGGCTTGGAAAATTGCATCCGGGTCATCGCTCACATAAGCGATAGCGTCCGAAGCAACAGTGTTTTGCGGCCAATATTGCGCATTAACCGTTTGCTTGGTCGAGGGGTTGGTGTATTGACAGCCGAGGAACACGCCAACAATGCCAGCGGTTGCCGAAGTGCCACTGGTGGTACCGTTAGCGACAAGGGTGCCGTCCGTCGTCAGTTGCACAACATCACCATAAAACAGGTTAGCGTTGTAGCCACTGGCAATCGGGAACATACGGGTCGAACCCGCAAACACTTGTCCGCCAATCAGATTCACCGGCTTTAGCCCATAAGGGGCAGAAACAGTCGGGTAAGCCATTTTTTGACTCCTAATTGATTGAAATGCCGCTTAGTTCCGTTCGGAGAACTTTGCCATGCGGCGGTCATTTTCACGCATATAACTTTGTTCAACAGAATCCATTTGTTGACGGTTAACGTTGCTGTAGTAAGCATTACGTTGAACAACCATCTCCTCTGGAATCTTACAAAGAGTTAAACCACCGATTTCAACGTTGTCGCCATCGTTACCATTAACGTTGCCAGACAACTTAAGTTCCGGATGGTCAACCAACTTAACCGGCTCCCAGCCCTCGCGAAAACGCGAACTCACATTCTTTGGGTCAGCGGCACCTAACAAACTGGTGCGAATCCAACGAAAACGCCAGCCGGGTTGTTCCGTAGGGGTGGGAAGTAACGAGGGCGGTGCCCAAGACTTCGCACGTTCCGTACTTTCACGGGCCTCAAAACCACGCGGGCGACGATTATCCATTGCGCTTCTCCAATTCAAGTTTTTGCTTTGCGTAGACTTCTACGGGGATGTTAAGTCGTTTTGCGAGCGCAACTTCTGATGCACTCAACGTAACTTTTTTGGATGGGTTACTGCGGTTAGCAGACGCCACCACTGTAGGCGGACGCTTCTTTTCCGGCTTCTCAGGCGCTTCGGCCTTTAGGCGACCCGGAAAGAGGTCACGGAGGCGGGAATCTAGTTCCCGATAATAATCATCACTGCGCGGGTCATAACCCGAACTGACCAAATCTTCATGCAACCCAAGCGCGGCACCGGTCATTACCCTGTCCTTCCAGAACCAAGGATTGGCACGGTGCCAAGCCTCTGCTCTAGCATCGACTTGCTTGGGTCGATTAACTTCTTGCTGCGTATTTAAATCATATTCTTGCGTTTGTAAAGAATTATTTTCATACGCATCCAATTTTTGTTTGGTTAATTGCGCAGAAAGAAACTCTTCTTGGGCCTCAACTTCGCCCTCAATATCGCCATTAGATTTGGCTTCAAGCAACTTTCGTTTTGCAACTTCATATTCAATTGAAGCCTTTTGTTTTGCGGCTTCTAAATATGCGGCCTCGCCTTGCTTGAGCGTACCCTTGAGGCGCTTATTCTCCTCAAGGATTTGTTGTGCCATTTGAACTGCTTGCTCACGCTCGCGTTCCGCCGATTCTTTGGCGCGACGTTCATCGTGATACCCATGACGCAGTTCTTTAATACGTTCCTGAACGCCCTTTGAGTATTGCTGCAACTCATCGTCAGAAACGTCGGGGTCTTTTTCCAGAGGCTTCCGGCCTCGGTCCTCGGGCGGAGTGTCATCGACAACTTCAATATCGATTTCATTGCCATCCGCTTCGATGTCTACGTGAATAGACTCATCTTCCGGAGGTTCAACGTCAAAGTTTTGATTCTCAGACATAATTTTCCTTTCGCGCTATATAGCGTTTATGCACGTGTATAACCACGCGGGTCGTCCACAACCGCTTCAATCGTGTCGTCATTAATCAGACGAAACTCACGGCCATGAATCTTGAAGCGAGTGCCTGAATAAGCGCGGGTCATAACAAAGTCGCCTTCCTTGCAATACGGGCCGCTAGGAAAACGGTCTTTGTCCTTATAACAATCCGGACCCATTTTCAGGACAAACAAGATTACAGACGAGTGTTCTTCAAGCCGCACCGTGGTGTCGGCCTTCAAAATACCGTTTGCAAACTTGTCTTCAACTTCAGGTAGGGCACAAAGAATCTTGTAGCCCTTGGGTTCCGGCAATTGCTTTGCACGGTCCTCTTCGCTTACTTCATTGACTTCTGCAAGTTCAGTCATTTTTTACCTTTTTCGCGAGGTCTGTGACGTACTCCTGCGCGACCTCCAGACCCCGAATGAGTCCGCACAAGTATTTGTAATGCGCAAAATCCTTGCAGTTATCTCGCGCAATGAATTCGTGATGACTTTTAATTTCGTCGTTAATCTTTTTTGTCAGATATTCGAGTTCTTGCATTTAATAACTCCGCTCCAATTTCAGCGCCCTTAATCAACTCCTTGGATTTGAGAGTTGTGGCGGTTTCGACAAACTTGGTTTGCGCCTGCCCTTCAGCAATTTGCTTCTGGGTCTGCATCCGTTGCCGTTCGCGCTCATCACGCATTTGCGCTTCTTGCGCCTTGAGGGCCAGTTCGGCCTCATCCTTGCGTGCCTTGCGTTGCACTTCTGCTTCCTTGATTTCAAGTTCGCGCATGGCTTGCTGAACCAAGGGGTCTTGCATAGTCTGTTCGTTTTGCTGTTGCTGAACCTCTGCCTGATTGTTTTCGAGCAGTTTCTGTGCAGCGGCAGCAATGAGTTTGGAAACTTGGAACTCCACATCCTCCGGAAGGCGTTCCGAATCTACCGGCAGCGGCGCACCAATCATCTCTTCAATCTTCTGGCGATACGCGAAGCCTAAGTGTTCAGCAATGTGCGCCTGAGCCGAAGTCATCATCTGTGCATACAGCGGCGACTGACCAGCAATCTGCTGCATCTTCGGGTCTTGCAGCATGGCCATGTGCGTTTGAATGTGCGCCTCATGGTCTTGATAGGAGAATGCCTTGACCGGCTTGCCAACCATCAGCGACATATTTTCACTGACCGGGTCGGCAGGCTTGATGTCATCTCCGGTGGGAACTAACTTGTCAGCATTCTTGATGTTTAAAGTCATCAGCATCTGACGGTGCAGAGCCGGTAGGTCATAAATCTGCGGTGCGCCCTGTGCAAGTTGCAGTGCAGCCTGATACTGCACGATGCGTTGCGACATGGTTGATGCATTCGGGTCGCTCACCGGAATGATGTCGGTCTGGTCGTAGTCAGACTGTTTGACCTGACGCGGGGCGTCATCCACTTCGTAGTCGTATTCTTCCGGAGTAAAGTCACGGATGATTGCCGACAGAAGTTTAAACTCCTCCTTCATCGCGTAATGCACACGCGCCTGAACTGCACTCATCACCTTTAGGGTGCGTTCAAGGATTGCAAGCGTGGTGCCTACGGGCGCCTGAGACGACATATCAGACACTTTTAAGTCGGAGATGGAGGCGAACCTTCGACCCTCTTCTACAATCGCGTTAAGAAGCGCTGAGAGCGTCTGAGAGGGTTCCTTGTAGGGCAGGGGAAGGATGTTGTCGCGGATGGCACCACCCGGAACGTCAACATCACGGAATTCGCCCGGAGCAATCGGGGTGTCATCGCCAATGATGCGAAGACCACGCGACTTTAATCCGCCCGGCAGATTCGCCAGAGTGCCTGCATCAACCAACTGGCGCAGTAAACTGGTAGCGCCGCGAGCATGGCCACCGATAAGATGCAGCAACCCAAAGCCGTAAAAACCAAAACCAGTGATGTACGGATAGTGAACAAAATGCATCCGGGCCTGCTTGAGTTCATCGTCTTCCCTCCAGTTGCGGCGGATGGCAAGAATGTCATTCGTGCTTTCGTTGACGGTCACGACATACGGTAAAGCGATACCCGTCTGCTCGCCGTCATCTTCGTCCTCATAACCCTTGAGGTCGAGGAAGCAATGCATTTCCAGCAGGCGATAGCGGGTGTCGTTTAAAGCATCAATGCCGGTCAGTTCGTTGCGCTTCTTCTGAAGATTTGCAACATCACGCGGCGGGTCGCCCAAGTCGATGTCGCGGTAGAAACCAGAAACTTGTAACTTCCTGATTTCATTCTTGTTTTTGCGCATACGGTGAGTAATGCGCTCGGCAGACTGAAGCGATGTAGCGCCATACGACACAACAATATCGTCCGCCGTTACGAATACTGAAGTCTGACGCCCGAGGCCGGGGTCGTAGTAGACCTTTTTAAACGCGCTGCCCATGAGCGGTTGCGACCAGTAGAGGCGTTCTTGTTCGGTGCGCCACTCCGGCATCTCATTCATCAGGCGGTAGTTCATGTCGTTTTCAACGCGCTCTGCCGCTTCCAACTTGTCCTTGGTTTCCTTGCCAAGAACTTGCGTTTTGACCGGGCCTTGTGCAGGCACGGTTTCCATAATCATTTCTGCCTGATAGCGGACAACTGCTTCGGTCAGCATAGGGTGCGTGATACCGCAGGCACCTTCCCAAGGTTCGGATTTTTCCTCGACCTTCAGGCCCAGCAAATCCATTCCTTCTTGAATGGTAGTTTCCCAATCCTTGCGGCTATTCAGGTCATCATTGTATTCACCAATCAATTCACTGGCGAGCGACTGCATATACGACTCGTCCAGATATTCGGCCAGATTGGCGTCAAAATCATCATCGGATTCTTCATCCGGTTCGATTTCAATTTCCATTGAGCCAATACCGATTTTTACAGACTCCGGGTCTTCAATTTCAATTTCAATTGGTTCGGCATCTTCCTGTTCGGGAAAGATGGGGGTCTTTTCAAAATTGGTTGCCATGAAATTTACCTATTAGTAATAAGCGCGCTTACGCTTAAACCATTGAATTGGGTCCGGTTCGTCGGATTGTAAGCGAATAAATCCACCTTGACGGAATCTTAATAGCGCCTGAGTTGTGGAGTCAGTCAAGTCATCGTGTTCGCCGTATGGAAACGCAGCCATTTCCTCAATTAACTCCTGTGCCCAGCGCTTTTGTGGACACCAGACCTTGCCTGATGCAAATAAATCCGAAACTGCGTTTACACGTACATTTTTATCATTACCACGGCTGGGTGTAAATTCCTGTACGGGGATGCCCATCTGTCGTAATTCGTAAATCAGGGGTGCGCCAGCCGCTTTTGCTTCAACAATGAAGGCGTCAGGCTCCCATTCCTGCCACATTTCGTGGGCGCGTTGCTTTAATTCCGGAAATTCCAGACGTTCTTTGTATGCATCCAGAAGAATGATGTTTGCATCGCGTTTGTCTTCATCCTTGTAGAAGACACCCCACGTAGTACAGGCTGAAAAGTCAGACCGTTCACCCTTAGTAAAAGCCGTATCCCAAGACTGTATGACGAAGTCACACGGCGGAGGGTGGTCATCCGGCCAAATCTGCCACCATTCGCGTTTAATGATTGCGCCTTCTTCGCCAGACGGCTTTTGTTGATACTGCGCAGACCATTTGGACAGCGGCAACTCTTGACGGAGCGCCTCAAGTTCGGTAATTGACCAAAACTCAGGCCAGAGTGGCTTACCAGACGGTAAAATCGCTGGTAGTTCGATAACTTCCCATTCATTTACGCGGTCATCCTCGATAGAAGATTGAATAACGCGGCCCGTTAGGTCTTTCAGGGACCAGCGGGTCATCACGATTACGATGGCACCGCCCGGTTGCAGACGCTGACGGGGACCGGATGTGTACCATTCGTACACAGAATCAAAGATGCCGGGGTCATTGGCCGCTAATTTGGCCTCTTGTTCGCTGTGCGGGTCATCAATGATGAGTAGGTCCGCACCTTTACCGGTCACAGCACCGCCGACACCAATAGCAAAATACTCCCCGCCGCCGCTAGTAGCCCAACGGCCAGCAGCCTTTGAGTCATGTTGTAGGCCAACACCCGGAAAAACTGATTTGTAAGCATCAGAGTCCACCAAGTTACGTACCTTGCGCCCGAACCCAACAGCGAGTTCAGCCGTGTGCGACGTTTGAATAACCTTCTTGCCCGGAGAGCGACCAAGAAACCAAGCCGGGAGTAGGTATGAAGCAAACTCCGACTTCGTGTGCCGTGGCGGCATATTAATGATGAGCCTCTTGAGTTCGCCATTTGCCACCCTTTCAAACGCCTTGGCCATTAGTTGATGATGTCTGCCAGAAATAAACCCCGGCCACATACGTTTTACGAACGCCATGTATGAGTTGTGACACTTCTCACGCTCGGCAGCGTCCGTGTACTCCTTGAGAAGCAGCAGCATCTGCTCCTGTTCGTCGGGCGGGAGCAGTTCAATCTGACTAATAAGACTACTAAGGTCAGTCATTGCCATATATCAACAAAAGCACAGCAACCATAAAGGCGATTAAGAACAAAAATTCCATCACTCAAGACTCCGGAAGTTGATTCCCTTCGGACGCACGGTCCTCTGCTTCCTCGGCAACTTCTTAAGAGCGCCTAGCGCCACCAGATTGTTGATGATGCGGTGGATATTTCCCCGGCCCTTAGTGCCAAGCACGTACATCACCTCATCAATGGAAGGGGAGTAGCCGTACTTCTTCCACCACTCATCAATCACCAAAAATACTTCTTTCTGCCTAGGCGTCATAGACACTCTCGCCGGGGGTGGTTTTCAAAAATATATACCCCCCACCCTTTTGGACAAAAAAAGACAAGGGGGTGGGTCCGCATAAATGTGTTCATATGTATATGCCACTATTTGATTTCATATGCACCTGTGTGATTTCATATGCACCTATTGCATATGATATGCAACAGGGTGATGTGATATGCACCTGTGGTGAAAAGAGAGTAGTAGTTCGTGTGGATTAATGTGTATAGACGAGCCACGGGACTCCTACTCTGAGTCGGGTGGTGCCCCCTCGGTGGGGTCGTCCTGACCCTGATTTAAACCCACATCCTCGACCTGTATGGCGCTCTCTGCTGCGTTTAATTCAGCGGCTAATGACTCAGCACCATCAGCGATATTGGATGCGTCTATGGGCGTGATATCGATTGCTGTGAGGTTCTTGAGCCTATCCATAATCTGCTGTTTAAGCGCCTCACTGCTGTGGATTACTGTCTGCTCCCGCCGCTCAGTGAATGCCGC